TTCTGTAATGCCACCTCTGGTTGGTATGGCATACTTTTTTTAAATGCTACTTCTTTTATTCTTTCTTCTACTAACTCTTCGTACTTACGTTGTTCCTTCCCTTCCTCTTTCTTAGGTCTCTCTACAGGTTCTGCTTTACCATATTGCTCATTTACATCATCTATAGGTATGGGTGCTATAGCAGGAACTAATTTTACTTCATCTGAACTTGTGATAGCACCAGCTACCCCCGCAACAAGTGACTTTGCTGCCTTCTTAAAAAAATTAGTAACTATAGAAGCATCCATTAGCGTCGGTTTTGTTCAGCGATACGATCTCTCTCTTTTTGAAGATGAGCTGCTAACATATTCACATACACCTCGCGTTCCCAAGGCATCATATTCTCAATGTCTGTCAAGCTATATTTATGGTGTTGAACGAGAGAAAAATTAGTTTGGTAGAATACCATGATGCCCTCGTGAAAGAGGGCTATGCGAAAAAATCAGATAATCCTTCTAATACAACCTCATTTACAACTTTAGTCTTAGGGTTTTTGACCTTTAGTACATGTTTTAATGATGGCATTGTTTCAAAGAACTCTTGTATTCCATCAAATTGTGAGTTGGTCAACCCCTCTACCCAATCTCTTGACTCAGTAACAGAGTCAGGAGTATAATCTTCCTCACCAACATATACTCTTTTGATACACTTAGCAACTAACTCATATGGATCTGGTTCTTCACCTATAAAATTAATCTTAGCAAAGTATTCTAGATCAGGATACTTCATCTCAACAGTTAGTTCATCATTTAATTTAATAATATTAGTATGTCCCTTTGGAAAATTAACCTTGACGTCATTGACCATGAATTTTACATCCACTGTGGTCTCGTTATCATCTTGACACGTAACTTTCATCTCAATCTCTTCGCTGATTGATCTAGCACGTATTTGTAAGAAAAGATATTCTATATCAAATAAAGATAAATCTGATACTTTGATCTTTGTAATCAAACAATCTTGTATCGTTTTTGTTATAGCGTCTAATATCTGTTGTTGATCGTCGTTTTCCAATGCCAATATTAACAACTTCTGTTCTTTGACAAGAAATGGTCTATACTTAACCCTCTTCTTAGTAGAAGGTACAGTCAATGTATAGATTGGCGTCGCAATTTCAGGTAATGCCATGATTTATAAATTCAGTATATTATATAGCAACCTAACGGAAGGTCATTAAGTGACTATACTCATAGTAGAATCCTACAGTCACCTTAACAAGTTGTGAAGGTCCTGCTGAGTATGGTATTGATGCTACAGTGTATGGATATGCTTTTGTCAGTCTAGCATTCCATGGGTTTTTATAATCTCCACTATCCCCACCTATCTCTTTTGGTTCACCTTGAGGTGAATTGTATTTTTCTAACTTGTTTATAAACATGTCACATGCATAGTCTTCATAGTAATTAGATGACAATGCTCTCTTATATGGTTGATCATCATAAAAGAACTCAGGATTGGATGCAACTGCATTTGATGTAAAGTCTTGCCATGCCCTAAAAAATCTTAGTGGCAATGATGTTCCGTCCATAAAGAAACTAACATCTAACTCATTATATACTTTTGCTGTTGCCATCTTTTGTGTAATGCCCTTATGCACCGATTTGACATCAAATGCTGAATAAGTAACGCCAGGCAACTGTATCTCATTACATAACAACTGTAGATTCATTGTATCACCATTGTCAGTAAGTTGCTGAAAGTCTTGAAAAACGTTATCATCAAAGAATTTTTTTAACTTTGGCGTTGGTTGAAATGAAAATTGATATAGATTAGACGCAGAAACACCACCAGACTTGCCAACAGCCTGCATGAAATTCTGTAGTCCTCTTGCGGATGCCATAAATAACCGTATGGTTTGATATATGTATTTATGCTAAATTTTAAAAAAGGTAAGTACAGAGTAATTAATTATAAAAAATACAAGGGTGATCCTACTGGAGTCGTGTATCGTTCTGGTTGGGAACATGAAGTTATGAAGTGGTGTGACAGCAACCCAAATGTTAAAAGATGGTGGTCTGAGGAAGTTGCTATTCCATATAGAAAACCTACAGATGGAAAAGTTCATAGATATTTTCCTGACTTTTGGTGGGAGATAGTACAAGATGGTCAATTAAAAAGATATCTTATTGAAGTTAAACCCAAAAGAAAAACAGAGAAACCTAAGAATCCACGAAGTAAAACTTATTTGAAAGAGTGTCAAGAGTATGCAATCAACCAAGCCAAGTTTGAACGAGCAAGAGAGTGGGCAGAGCAGCACAGATGCGAGTTCGTCGTCATCACAGAGCGAGACCTCAAGATTCGATGGACTAATAGAAAGTCTAAAAGGAAGTAAAATATCTAATTCTAAACTTAGAGAAGAGGTATTTAACTTATTGTTAGACGATGCTACTGAGTCTCCAGAGACAGGTAAGTATTATACTTTTGAATATGATCCTAAATTTGCTGATAAATTGAAGGAATGGGATGAATATCCTCTTGTATATGTCATGGAGTTTAAGAAGAATAACTTAATTGGTGCAAACATACACTATATACGTGGTACAAACTCCCGATTAAAGGCACTAAATAATAAAAGGTTTCCTAAACGAACTTATCGTCAATATATACCTAAAAGAGCAGACAGTCTCTTTTTTGAGATACAGGAAAGTGAGGTGCAATTATTAAGTACATTGCCCTTAGAAAAATTTAATTACAATAGATGACCCAGAAAAACACAGTTATTGAATATCCAACTGGTCTTTCATCAATACCATACGCATCTTTCTTACAGATAGAAAAGTATAGTTATGATGAAGCACAGAAGACTGTGGCAAAATCTTTTAACGATGCTTTAGGATCATTCAACAGAAGTAAGATATCAGATGTAGTAAGGTTTGGGGGAAATAGGTTAGCAGAAGCATATGGATCTGGAACACCAACAGATAATTTTACTGACTATGCATTGAATGAATATAAGACAGAAAAAATAGTAACCAAAGAGAAAAGAGGAAGTAGAACTTTTACATCAACAAGTGGTGGTAAAACAATTAATATTACAGATCCGAATGTAGATCCATCAACAAGAGTTGTACTGAAAAATGGTGAGGTAACAACTGTAGGTCAGTTGATGCAAAAGAAACAAGATATGATAGACAAAAAGAATAAAGGTTTAATGGCAGAAAGATGTATGCTGCCATTACCTAACGAGTTTCAATATAAGTATGGTGCTGACTGGAACAACGAATTTAAGTTAGGAACATTAGCACTTGCTGCTGATGAAGCAGGAAAATTTGCTGCGTTAGCAACGGTTGGTGGTGTTGCAGGAGCTGGTTTACAATTTGCTGCAGGAAAGTTAAGTCAGGGGTCTAATGTTGCAAAGGTTGGTGGTGTAGATACTACAAAATTGGTTCAAGGTTTTACATCAGGAGCAAAGACTGCGACTGATCCTCTAAAAGTAAATAGTCCATTAACTCCTAAAAACCTTGCAGGATTAGCAGGACTAGCACCTAACGAAAACTCAATACAGTTTTTTGAAAGAATGCAGGGAAGAGAGTTTAGTTTTAGATTTGAGTTGGCAGCGAGAAATAAAAAAGAAAGCAATAGAATTATAGAAATAATAGAGTGGTTTAAACGTGGCATGCACCCTAACTCAAAGTCTGGTAGAGGTAGTGCAGTTATGCTTACATTCCCAGATGTATTTGTATTGACACCTAAGTTTGTAAAATGCACTGAGGAAGGAGATCCATTGGGAGATCCAATACAACATCCTATGATGCCTAGAACAAAACTATGTGCATTAACTGGATTGACTATAAACACAACACCATTTGGTCAACTACAAACAGTGTTTGATGGAACTATTCCTATGGTTACTATGGAACTAATGTTCAAAGAAACAACAAAACTTACACGTGTGGATATGGAAGGTGCTTCATATACAGACAAGAGAAATTCAAAACTCATTGCAGGAACGCCAACTGGC